ACCGAGGAAACTCAAGAAGAGTCCACTCAAAATGACGATGTTCAAGTCGATGAGGCTTCCCTTCCAGGTGCTGGAAAAAATAAAGAACCTATGCATCCCGCTCCCGAAAAGGCAGCCGATACGGGTGTAAATAATGAGGTTCCAGACGGACCCAAACCTGATTTTACAAAAGGGGTTCCGTCCGCTAAGAAACGTCCTGCAGATAAAGGAAAAGTTTCTGAAAGTGCATCAAAGATGTCACTTATTAAATCAATTTACGATAAGTTAGATGAGATGAGCAAAGACGAAGTTGCTGAAATTCTCGGCGCACTTAACGAAGTTGATGATGTTGAATTCGATGAAGAAGGTAATGAAATTGTTTCTGAAAATAAAGAAACAAAAGAAGTAGTTGCTAGAGAAGAATTCAATCTTGAGAGTGATGTTCAAGCACTTATTGAAGGCGAAGAACTTTCAGACGAATTTAAAGAAAAAGCGGCCACTATATTTGAAGCCGCAGTTTTTGCCAGAGTAAATGATGAAATTTCAACAAGAATAGACAAACTGGATGAACAATACAAGACAGAACTTCAAGAATCCATCGAAAACAATCGCACAGTTATGATTGAAAAAGTAGATGATTTCATGAATTATGTTGTTAAAGAATGGATGCAGGAAAATGAACTTGCAGTTGATAAAGGCATTCGTTCAGAAATTGTTGAAGATTTCATGGTCGGTCTTAAAAATTTATTTGTTGAACACTATGTCGATATTCCAGACGAAAAGGTTGATCTTGTAGATGACCTGTTCGCCAAAGTTGAAGACTTAGAAGGTTCATTAAATTCTGAAATTCAAAAAAACATCGACTCATCTAAAGAACTCAAAGAGTTCAAAAAGTTAGATTCTATGTATACTGTATCAGAAGGAATGACTGAGGTAGATCAAGAAAAAATGATTAAGTTGGCAGAAGGTATTGAGTATGAAGACGAAGAATCATATACTGAAAAACTTCAGATCATTAAAGACAAGTATTTTCGTGCAGAAAACGCTGAAGACAAACAGGTTTTAACTGAAGGGTCTACAGACACACAAGATGATATGGAACCGAATGAAGACAATTCTTCAGACGATGTGATGGCAGAAGCACCTGAAAACATTAAACAGTATGCAAATGCTATTTCTAGAACACAAATTAAATAACAACTAAGGAGATTTACACATGTATCTTTCAGAAAATTTACAAAAAAAGTGGGCTCCTATTCTTGACCATCCAGAATTGGGTAACATTGACGACCCATATCGTAAAGCAGTAACAACTGTTTTGCTGGAGAACCAAGAAAAGTCCATGCAGGAAGACAATCAAGTTCTTTCTTCACAAAACTTCTTGACAGAGGGACAGGCTTCAGGTGCATTTCCAGATACTGGTGGTGTAGCAAAGTACGATCCTATTATGATTTCACTCGTAAGACGAGCAATGCCTAATCTCATTGCATATGATGTCTGCGGTGTACAGCCCATGACTGGTCCTACTGGTCTTATCTTTGCTATGAGAAGCAGATATACTTCACAAACTGGAAACGAAGCATTGTTTGACGAAGCTGACACAGATTTCTCTAGTAGAAATGCTGCTGGCGACTCAACACAAGGTGCTGATGCTGGTGCAACACCAACAGATCATTCTGGAACTAACCCTAGCGTTTTAAATGACGCTGCTGCTGGATCAACTGATTATAGCAGAGGTCAAGGAATGACAACTGGTGAAGCAGAAGCTTTAGGCGATGCTACAGGAAATCAGTTTGCTGAAATGGCTTTCTCAATTGAGAAATCTACGGTAACTGCTAGAAGCAGAGCTCTAAAGGCTGAATACACTATGGAACTTGCTCAAGACTTAAAAGCAATCCACGGTTTAGACGCTGAAACAGAATTGGCAAACATCCTATCTGCTGAGATCCTTGCGGAAATCAATAGAGAAGTTGTTAGAACAATTTATATCAATGCAGAAAAAGGTGCTGCTGTTAATACAACTACAGCTGGTATCTTTGATTTAGACACAGACTCAAACGGAAGATGGTCAGTTGAGAGATTCAAAGGACTAATGTTCCAATTAGAGAGAGATGCTAATAGAATTGCACAAAGAACAAGAAGAGGAAAAGGTAATATGATTATCTGTTCAGCTGATGTTGCTAGTGCTTTACAAATGGCTGGTGTTTTAGATTACACTCCTGCATTAAACAACAATCTATCTGTTGACGATACTGGTAATACTTTTGCTGGTACTCTAAACGGAAGATATAAAGTGTATGTTGATCCATACTCAGCTAACTCAGCTGCGAAACAATACTATGTTGTCGGTTACAAAGGTACTTCACCTTATGACGCTGGTATTTTCTACTGCCCTTATGTGCCATTACAAATGGTTAGAGCAGTTGGACAAGATACTTTCCAACCAAAAATTGGTTTCAAAACTAGATACGGTTTAGTTGCGAACCCATTTGCAGAAACAGGTGCTCAATCAGGTGCTGCTACTGCTGTTAACAATGCTGGTTCAGCAAACAGTAATAGATACTACCAAAGAGTACAAGTTGCTAACATAATGTAATATTGGTTGATCGTTGTTTAACGATTAATAAAATACGAAAAGGGGCGCTTCGGCGCCCTTTTTTTTGGCCTTATAAATAAAAATATGAAAACCCCATTTAAAGAATTACTAGGCATATTAATCATTGGTGCCTTTATTACAATCTTAGCATTAAGTCTTAAACACTTACAAAAGGAACCAAGTCCTTTAGAGAACATAGAGAAAAAGTTAGATGAAGCTGCTAAAAAAGATAGTGTTTTAACGACTACTGAAAAGGAATTAGAACAAAAGGCGACTGAAAAAGAATGGGAAGAAGTAGATAAGCAAACAGATAAATAGTATATATGACTACTACAAACTCATTTAGCAGACAGCCTACTAAACAAGATTATGCTGATCCTACAAAGTTTAAATTTAGTATTGTTAAACTTCCTAAAGTAGAATACTTTTGTACACAGGTAAATTTACCTGGTGTAAGTATATCAGATAACTATTCACAACCTACACCATTTAGAGATATACCTTTACCTGGTGAAAAGTTAAGATACGAACCATTATCAGTTACATTTCTTGTAGATGAAAATTTAGAAAACTACCAAGAGATACACGGTTGGTTAAGAGGTATAGGTTTTCCTGGTGGACACGAAGAATTTAAAAATTTATTAGATGGTGGTTCAGACAGATTTCCTACATCTAAAAACAGCTCACAAGGTGACGCAGGAAGAGTTAAATACAATGCACCCAATGTAGGTGCTGTATTTTCAGACGCAACACTTAACATATTAACAAGTAAAAACAATCCTGTAACTGAAGTTAGATTTAATGATTGCTTTCCAATCTCTCTATCTTCTTTACAATACAATCAACAAGCAACTGATACAGATTACTTAACGGCAACTGTAACCTTTGAATACAAACTATACGATTTTGCGAACTCAAACGCAAGTAGAACAACAATAACTACATCATAAACATTGACTTTTTAGTCAGTTTGTGATAGAATGAATATATTATGGATTTAGAACAACTACAAGAACTAGCAGACCAAAAATTAAAAATCAATGATACTGAATTAGATTTAGAATCATTAAGGACACCTCAACTACATAACGAATTTATGAAACACTTAACAAAGTTTAAGTTGTTATTGACTCGTGCTGAAGATGAGTTTAAATTAATTAAAAGAGAAAAGTGGGAATATTATACAGGTAAAGCTGATCCTGCTGTTTATCAATTGAAACCTTTTAATCTAAAAATTATGAGGTCAGATGTTGACAAATATATTGAAGCAGATGAAGACTATACAAAAGCATATCAAAAAGTTAAATACTTGGAAGTTACGGTAGATTTTTTAGATAGAACAATCAGACAAATATCTAATAGAACATTTACTATTAAAAACGCTATTGACTGGAGAAAGTTTACTAGTGGCGCTATTTAATAATGACAACTACAAGATACCTCATCATAGATAAGAAGAGCGAAGTCTATTTAAAGATAGAAGCAGACGCTGATATTCGTAGAGAATTAGGTGAATACTTTACCTTTGAGGTGCCTGGATTTAAGTTTATGCCCCAATATAGAAATAGAGTTTGGGACGGTAAAATTAGATTATTCAGTTATGCAACTGGTCAAATATACGCAGGACTATATCCTTACATAGTAGATTGGTGTAATAAAAATGATATACAGATAGTTGACGGAACAAAGATAACAGATGTTACGGTTAATGACGAAGATGTAACGAGATTTTTAAAAGCATTAAAGGTACCACTAGAAATAAGAGATTATCAAAGAGAGGCATTTGTACACTCTATAACAAAGAGTAGATGTTTATTGCTATCGCCTACTGCCTCTGGTAAATCATTAATAGTATATCTAATGTTGATATACAATCTATTAAGATTAAAAGAAAAGAAACAAGATAAGATATTAATTATAGTACCAACAACATCTTTAGTGGAACAATTATATAAAGACTTTAAGGACTATGGTTATAATAGTGATCGCAATGTACATAGAATATATCAAGGACACGATAAAGATACTAATAAAAGAGTAGTTATATCTACTTGGCAATCAATATATAATCTTCCTAAAAAATGGTTTAAACAATTTGGTGCTGTGTTTGGAGATGAGGCACACTTATTTAAGGCAGTTTCATTAACAAAGATAATGACAAAGTTAGAAGATTGTAAGTATAGAGTGGGACTTACTGGTACTTTAGATGGCACTAAAACACACAAACTAGTATTAGAAGGATTGTTTGGTACGGTAAACAAAGTAGTATCTACAAGTGAACTACAAGAAAAGAAACAACTTGCTAATCTAAAAATTTTCTGTTTAATTTTGCAACACGATAAGAAAGTTAGAGAAGATATGTTTGGTAAAACATACCAAGAAGAAATGGATTACCTAGTAAAGAATGAAAAGAGAAACAAATATATTCGTAATTTAGTTACAGGACTCCAAGGTAATAGTTTAGTATTATTTCAGTATGTAGAAAAACACGGTATGGAATTAAAAAAACTTATAGAAGAAAAGTCAGACAAACAAGTATTCTTTGTTTATGGTGGTGTAGCAGCTGAAGAAAGAGAAAAGATTAGATTTATAACTGAAAAATCTGAAGGTGCAATTATAGTTGCTAGTTATGGTACTTTCTCTACTGGTATTAATATTAAAAACTTACACAATATAGTTTTCGCAAGTCCTAGTAAGAGTAGAATAAGAAACTTACAATCAATTGGTAGAGGATTACGATTAAAAGATAACGATTCGGATGCTACTTTGTATGATATAGCAGATGATTTAACTCACAATGAAAAAGAAAATTATACTCTTTCTCACTTTAGAGAAAGGATAAATATATACAACGAAGAGGATTTTGAATATGAAATCCATAATGTGGAGTTAAAATAAATGCACCAAACCCAACCACTTACAGGCGTTAAAATAATCAAACTAGTTAGTGGAGAAGATGTTGTAACTGTTATACCATCAGGTAAAGATCAGTTACCAGAGAACTCTCAATTAGTAAGAATCCAAAAACCTTTGCTAATTAAGTATGTTCCTCAAATGACAATGACAGGTTTCAAAGATTATATCGCTTTAATAAAGTGGTGTTCTTATACTCCAGATAAATTAATTACTATTCCCAAAAATAAGATTATGACTATAACAAATGCGTCAACTGAAATGATGGCTAGTTATGGTAATATTGTACAAAACTATGACAAGCAACCTGTTCCTATGAAACAACAAAATTATAGACAACAGAAATTTTCGGATGCTGAAAGCGAAAAGATAAGTGAGATATTTGATGATTTTGATGATGAAGAAGGCAACAAAACTATACACTAATTTATATATTATATTATATACTCTAGCTATTCTTCTCGGCAACCCGCTACACGCTCCATTATACACAAAAAAGATAAAAAGTCAATGCTGATTTATAGCAAAAATTGTAACCGAAATTTGCTT